TGTCTGTTATGCCAATCTCATTGTAAACAATTGAAGATCCATATGTGGCATTCTCTACATCATAGTAACTTGTTGTTGGAGTACCAAGCAAAGGAGTATGATCAATCTTAATTGCATATTGAATTTTGTAGTTTGGAGATGTATTTGTTGAATCAATATAATAAGAAAAATCAATGTTAAATTTACCAGTTTGATATGTAATCAATGTATCATAATCTGCAGTTCCACCTGCATCCAAAGCAGTAACTCTGTAACTTTGTGTTGTTATTGCATTTGTTAGTTTATAAGATTTATCTCCCTTCTCAACAATATCATGTGAATCAACTGATCCATAACTTGCAACATAATCAGTTCCAAACTCAAAATCAGCAGCATAAAAGTATGTTCTTAAAAATCTGTTATATCTTTTTTGATCTGATGTTGTAATTACCTTTTTTAATGGTGGCAAATACTCAACAACCATATCATTGTGTAAAGGTTGCAAATCTGCTCTCACTCTTCTTGAAACATTGTGATCTGCTTTGCCTTTATAAATAGTTGCATCATAAGTGTAATCAACCCCTGCAAAAGTATATTCATACTCTTCATATCTAAAAACACTGAAATCAATTATTTCATTTTGCCCATTTCCAAGAGCTAATTTGAATACCGATCTATCATAATACTGATCTTCAAAAACTGAATCCAGATACTTTGAATTTTTTACAACATACCATTTTCCAAAAGCTTGAAATATCCTTGAATTACTTTGTTTTAAAATATACCTTAAAACTGATTTTGCATCTATCAACTCCCCATCCTCTTCAATGTTAAGGTTTGATGTCCAATGCCTTAACACATCTGTTGGAGTTGCAGGATCAACTTGTGATTCTCCCTGCCAATACAAATCCATATCAAGATTCAAGTTGTTTAATATGTTCATTGTTTGATCATATTCTCCTCTTGTGAATGGTAAATAAGGAAAGAAAAACCCATTTATTGGAGGATTGTTTCCTATAATTGGAGGATCATATCCATTTAAAGTTCCCAAGCCATCAAGAGCTTTCAATACAATTGGATATGGTTTTGTGCTAAATGATTCCTGAAATCCATCAACATACAAAAACCCCTGCCAAAAAACTTCATAATTTTTTACTTCTGAATCTGTGATGATGTTGGTTATGCAAGATAAACTATCAACAACACCACCATCCTCTTGAACCCTTTGCCTGAACTCTGATGATATTGTTATGTTTTGTGTGAAAATTGATTCAATGCATTCTGGCACTTCAATCCTTCCATTTCCTGATTCTGCAAACTGCTCAACTCTATTCACAAACTCATCAACTTGTTTTTGTGCATAGTAAACAATTACCTTGTATTCAAATTCATCTCCTTCCCAAAAATTATCATAAGAAACATCATCTGTAACCATCAAATTGAGTTTGCAACTTGATCCAATTATTGGCTCATAGAAGTCATCATCTTCATCCCAAGTGATCTCAACTGGATTTCCAGTGCCTATCATTGGAAGCACATCTCCAGTATATCCATCCTGAAGGATTTCAACCTTTTTACCATTCCCTAAAACATCAGAGAACTCCAATCTGTATTTTACTCCGTATGCCATTATTTCAATCTGCCACGATTACGATCTGCCCTTTGCAATGCAACAACAAGATCTTGCCCTTGTATTTTGAACTCTCCACCAACATTGACTTGTTGTGCTTGTCTTGAATCTAAAATTCCCTGAAGTTTATTAAGTGGAGCAATAACTTCTGGATTCTGTTTTGCACCAGTATATTCCCCCATGATACCAAGTGTTGTACCTGATACAATACCACCATTGGCAAATGTAGGGATGTTTCCTTGTCCACCTCCTTGAGCTATCTTTGCAGCTCTTGCCTTCACTGCAGTTCCTAATGCAATCAAAGCAATACCTGCAGCAATTGCACCAATACCAAATAAACTCTTCAATGATTCTTTGATGGCTTCAATTGCAGCACCAGTACCAATTGCCAACTGCCCTAACTGAACTGCCATATTTCCAATTCCACCCAATAGAACTGCTGCCAGTGTTCTTGCACCAGATGCACCTGATTCAATTGCTTGTCCAAGAGCTTCTCCAATTCCAACTGCCATTCCCTCAATAGAAGTTTGCAACACTTCAGCAACCTGCTGACTTAATTCAAGAGTTGATTGTGTAAGTGAATCCTTGTTTGTTTGAATTATTTCATTGGTTTTTGCTAATCCATTTGCAAGTTTATTATTTCCTTCTTCTACATTTTCTGCTGATTGACCAATTGGATCTGCTCCAGTACCACCACCTGCACCAACATTTCCAATAAATCCAGAAACAAATGCTTTGGCTTGAGTTGCAACATTTGTCAATGCTCCCTGAACTTGTTCAGTGGTTTTCTTTTCAAGTGTTGATCCAACTGCATCACTCAAAGAATCAGAGAATGCATTACCAATATCTTCTCCTGCTTCTTTTACAATTTCCGCACTTGTATCAAAGCCATCAGATAAAACATCTCCAAATGATCCTTTGAATCCCTTTTCAGAAAACTCTTTGATAAGTTTCCAAATAGTGGTAAATGAATTTGTTAGCAATCTTACTTGAGTTCTGGCAATTGTAAATACACTGACAAAAACTGCTTTTAATCCGAACACTGCTTTTCTTAATACATCAGAAGCATTATATAAATCAACAAATTGATTATACAATCCAACAACCACTGGCAAAATTTCATTCCAATTCTTATATATGATAAATGCAATCCCTGCCAATGCAGCAGCCACCAATCCAATGGGAGATAAAAGCACCCCCATGATTGTTGTTAGTGATCCTACAAGTGTGATGATAGTTGGCAATGCAACTGCAATTGCTCCTAATCCTAAAATCAATTTTTGTGTGCTTTCATCAAGATTAAAAAAAGCAGTAAATATCTTTTGAATTGCTGAAGTAACTTTTTTGAATATAGGCATCATTCCAGTAAGCAATTGAGATCCTAATTGTGAGAATGATTCTCTCACTTCTGCCATTGCTTTGCGAAGTTTGAACTCTGCTGATTCACTGGTTGCATCAAAAGCATCTTGAGTTGCACCCATTGTTTCGTTCATTCTGTCAAAAATACCTCTGTTTGTTTCAACACCTGAACCCAATAAATCCAAAACACCTTTCAATGCCCTGATGTTTGGAAACACTCTTGCAGCAGCATCAGAGTTGGCATCAAATCTTGTTTTTAATGTGTTTAGGGTTGAAAGCAATCCCTCCTCTTCAATTTGTTCTTTTAATCCTGAAGATGATAATCCCATTTCTCCCAATGCTTTTTCAGCATCAGATGTTGGTTTTAATAATCCAGAAAGTATTGCAGTCAATTGAGTTGATGCATGAGCAGCATTCGTTCCAGTTCTACTCATTGCAGCAAATGCAGCACCAACCTCATGGAATTGAACTCCCATATTGGATGCAACTGGTAAAACTGCACCCATTGAAGCAGCCAATTCAGATGCTTCCAATTTACCTTCACGAACTGCAGCAGTAAGCACATCTGTTGCATCAGATGCTCCTAAAGAATCAGAACCATATGCATTCATTGCAGATGTGGCAAGATCAGCAATTGTAGCAGTTTCTCCTAAACCAACTGCAGAAGCTTTCAAAGAAGCTTCAAGTGTGTCCATAGCTTCAGCTCCTCTTAATCCTGCAGATGTAATAAAGAACAATGCTTCAGCAGCTTCAGAAGATGATACTGCAAATTGTGTAGCCATTTCCCTGACTTGCCCTCTCATTCCATCCACCTCTTCTCCAGTCAATCCAACAAGAGATTGAATCTTTGTCATTGACTTATCAAAATCTGCAGCCATTTTAATGGATGCACCTCCTGCCAATGCCAATGGTAATGCTAATCTCGTTTGAAGAGATCTACCAACTGATGAAATGTTTCTACCGAATTTTTTTAATCTGCCTGATGCAGTGTTGAGAGTTGCATTGAGTTTGGAAGCATCTCCCAGTAATGTAACCCTCAATTGATTATCTGCCATGCCTACTCAATTTATGGGTAAAGATACGAAATCCTTATGGTTTGGGTTTTGTGCTAAATGTGGAGGATTTTACTTTCTCCATGAAGCTTTCATATTGATCTTTTGTGGATTTTGGCTTCATTTTCTCCATCTTTGCATAGATATCTTGTGGCAATTCAAAAAGCTTTTCAGGAGATATCATTTGTGATTTTTTTGTGGCATTCACATTGTACACCATAGATGCAAGATATCTGATCCTTTCCCACTCCTTATTGTGATTGATGATGTATGCTTCCCCCAGAAGATGATTCTCCTTCCAAGTGTTTTTCCAAAAAGAATCAGGATCAATGCCCACTTGCCCAATGAAATAATCCATCAGGGTTTCCCAAGATAACTCCTCTTGAGTTAGGGTTGAGTTTTTTTTTGTGTAGTTTTGGAGTTGTTTCTTTGCACTCCCATATTGAGATCATTCCCAAGTATTCTGGATTCCATCATTGCAGCAACAATCTTTTCAAGATCATCAGCTTCCAAATCTTCAAGCCACATTCCTACTTTGAACTCATTGTAGTCAATCTCATTCCCCTCC